GTTGGCTCCGGTCGAGGATTGCACGGAAATCACGTCAGCATTCAGGCTTGCAGCAACCTGACGGGCACGGGCACTACACGCATCAGCAAATGCCGGTGTCTCTACGGTCACCAACAAAGCAAGGGCAGCGAACAGGAAAGCGGTCTTTTTCATGAACAATGCAATAACACCTTTGTTCTGAACCATAAATGAACATTTGTGCAGCTTGTGTTCATCCATTCCTCGATTCCGGCGGTCTCAGGACTTCCTTTATGCACACAACTCCTCCCAGACTGCATTGTGTTCCAAAATCCGTTCCCGTGTCCGGGCAGTATCCTTATCAGACCAGTCTATCGGCAAAAATACCATGCATGAATAGTCAGTCTCCTCTCCCGCGCCGGTATCGGTCGTCTGACAAGCGACCGGCAGCCACAGCATCGCGAGCGCGATGACGCGCCCGAAGCCCCTTTTCCATTCTGTCATAATGACGAGCCTTTTTCTCAATGGCGGATAACCGCTCCTGCTCACGCCTGAGATGATAATTGCCAAGCCAGCGAACCAGCAGACCGGTCAGGCGAAACAGGCTTTCCAGAAAGCTGAGCATTGCGTCAGCGAATGATGTTGGTAGCTGCCAGCCGGCCGTAAACTGCCAACAAGGCGCCTGCACCGCCCACCAACTGAATTATCGCTTCAACAAGCTCCCCCTGGGTCAAGCTGTCTATCGTTACTCCTGCCATTCCTGCAAATGACGCAGTCACCGCCATGAGTGCACCCCATATGGTCCGTGATTCATACCAGTTTTTCTCATCAACCATTTCTGTCTCCTTGCTTGATCAAAATTCATGTCCCCGGCCAATGCAGGGCAGCACTGCTACCCGGCATGCCGTTACTGCCAGCAATTCGCGCCAGCGACCGGCGGATTCGGAATCGGTCACATCAACGCTTGCAGCATTCAGCGCAATCTGGCGCGCACGCAATCCGGCAACGGTGACGAAGCCGCTCCCGTCCGGATCAATTTTCAACAGGAGGTCCTTGCCTTTCTGGGCGACCATGGCGTTTCCTTCCAACGGTTTTTATTGCGGGATAACGGGCAATGGTTCGGTTACTGCCCGAAAGTTTGCCTTGGCGACAAAATATCCGGTCTCTTCATCCCGGGTTACTTCCGTGAATTCGTGGGTGAAGTTCACAAGGTGATGGCTATCGAGAAGCTGCGGCAAACTGGAGAGCGTGTCCTGCACAACCTCGGCAATGTCGAGCACTTGTTTCCGGCCACGCTCCCTGGACCAGATTTCGACTGCGAGCGAATGTTCAAGGCCCTTTTCTGTGCCTGTACTCCAGTCTGAGTGCGTGGCTTCGGCGAAGACGATGTAGGGTGGTTTATCCTGCCTCGGCACATCATCATGTACGTTTGCCCCGCCGAGTAAAATTGTGAGATCATCATCGTCGACCAGCGTTTGGTAGACTGCCTGTTGCAAGGCAAGAGCAGCGTGGGTCATCGGGGCAGCCTCCGCTTGGTCTCGGATTTGGCGGATCGTTTTACTGGACGAGATCCCGGTTTTGCGAAAGTCTTAAGAAGCCGCGTCAGATCGAGCCGCGTGATTGTGACCGACATTCTACTCATGACCGCTCCACCACCAGACATTCCAGATATCTGCCGGTCTCGTCCGGATCGCGAACCGTATCGACATGGAACCGTCGCGTACCGGTTACGAAGCGGCTCGTCGGTCCTATCCCGGACCGAAACCGCAGGATCACCTTGTGCGTAATGTCCGTTTCTTGCGTATTGGCACGCAGCTTTGCATCAGCAGAAACCGGGCAGACATGAGCCCAGACCGCATCAGTCGCCTGGTAGGTCTTGTAAAACCCGCCACTTCCATCAGCAGTTTCAACCGGGTTTTCAACACTTAGCTGCCGGTTGAAACGGCCTGCATCAAGCATTCGAACCCGGCTCATACTGCCACCCTCCGAACCGGAGCCAGCAACCTGTCGAGCCCATGCGGGATCAATCCGGTCACGTCACCAGCAGTCATTACTCCGCGAAATTCATACCAGTGTGCGATGAGCACGAGGATCGCCCGGATGATGTTGGCGGGAACATCGATTCCGCTTTCGCCATGACCCGCCAGAAAATCGACTTCCAGACCGTTGGTCATGTCGATTGCGGAGACGCCGGCATCGAAGAATATGCAAGCCTTGCCGCCTTGCAATTTCAGTGAACTATCAGCGGCGTCAAGCAGCAGAGGGTCACCGAGTCTGTCATAGGCTGTCACGGCAACTATCGCACGAACTGGCCATGCTGAGATCTGCACACAGCGGTTGTTGACATCTGATTGATCGACATACTGTCGTAATGTCCGGTCGATGAGCGCATGACCGGACGTTGCCTCAACATGGCGCGTCGCCGCATCGGCAAGTTCGGTCAGATAAGTGTCATCTGCATCGTGATCGATCCGCAAATGCTGCTTCATCTGTGCAAGCGTTACAGGCAAGCTTGCCGGAGGTGTGATAGTGGTAACTGTCATTCCTGTCCCTTTTCAAAAAAGAAAACGGCCCCATCCGGTATGGATGGAGCCGTTACTGGCACCCGCGTCAGAACGAGGGAGGGGCATCCTACGAGGTGCCGAACTTGACCAGTTTGATCGCGTCAAAATCCTGCACCCCACCGCCAACACGTTTGGTCGTGTAGAACAGAACATAAGGTTTCGCTGAGTACGGATCGCGGAGCACGCGGACCCCAGCCCGGTCGACGATCAGATACCCACGGGCAAAGTCACCGAATGCAATCGCGGTCGTGTCGGTAGCTATATCCGGCATGTCTTCGGCTTCCACGACGCCGAACCCCATCAGGCTCGCCGCCTGGCCCGCACCAGCAGGGGGTTGCCAGAGATAGTTGCCGTCAGCATCCTTGAGTTTGCGCACTTCGGCCTGGGTCTTGCGGTTCATGACCCATTTCGCATTCTGCCGATAACCGGCCTTCAGCGCATAGATTGTGTCAACCAGCGTGTCCGACGGATCGCTTCCTGCGAAGGCACCATCTGCACCGGTCGCAACATAGCCGAGATTGCCCCACGACCAGGTATCTTCATCGACTATAGTGTGATCGAGAAAGCCGCGTGGCTTGTTTACGCCATCACCATTGACGAAGGCGGTACTTTCCTGCTCAGCGAACGCGGTCTCGACTTCACCCGCAATCCAGGCATCGATATCGATCGCCGCATCCTCAAGCAGTGAGGATGTCGCGGCGGGCATGGCGTAGAGTTCCATGGTCGGGAAGGACAGTTCGGCAAGTGTCGGAGAATCCGTTTCCGGGCGGGCCTGCGTTTCCGAAGCCCAACCGGTTTGCGGGCCGGATACCGCGAAAGGCTTCTTGTAGACGGCAGACGATACCGTCTGCACACCGGCTATCGAGCGGATCGGGGAAGCAAGTGAGAGCCGCCTGCCAATCTCGGCTGCCGTTTCGTCTGGCACCAGAAACCCGCCGTCAGGATCGGAGCCGTAGGAAAGCGCTTTTTGTTCGTGCTGGCGCAGACCGTGCTCGTTGCCGCTGCGTACATAGGCGTTGAAAGCCTGTTTGTGCTCGATTCCTGCGACAGTAAGGGCAGCACTTCCAGTGAGGCCAGGACGCTGTCCCTTCAGAACGAAGCCATCCATTCGGGATTTCTGTTCATCGAGCGCCCGGCTGATCCGGTTCATTTTCTCGACGGTGACCGTATCCGCACCAATGCGGGATTCAACCTGTTCCAACCGCTCGTCATTGGCTTGCTTGAAAGCTTCGAAGGCCTCCATGAATTCCTCGAAGGATTCGGCAACCTCCTGTGCGTTGCCGGTCGCCGCCTTGGTCTCCGGGGCACGGGCCGTTTGATGTGACTTGTTTCTCATGCGTATTTCCTTGTCCTGAATGTTCGGGTTGCCTTGCGGATCGTTTGCGCAAGGTGATTTGGTTCAAGACCTGCAGCGTCCTGCTTGCATGTCATGGCGTCGTAGCCACCGGTCAGAAACCGGCGTGCATCGCGCCTTGAAAGCCCCGCATCCCGCGTGAGCCATCGTTCGAATTGGCGTAGGGAAGGTATCCTGTCGCTGATGTTGGTCGATTTGACTGTCTCGATCCGTGCCTCTGTGAGGAGCGGAAACGTGACGACTGATATTTCCCAGAGATCAGCCGCCAGAATGTGTCTT